ATGCTGACGGCGCTGCCAAACACACGTTCAAGAGACCCGTGAGCTAGGCTGGCGAGTTGGTCAAAGGCGCTGGTCACGATTAGCTCAGGCCGATGGTCAGCACGGCATCGGGACGGGTACAGACCATCGCGACGTTCGTCTGCATCTCGATGTAGATGCCACGATTACCTTCATCAATCGGGTAAGCGTTGGTGTAGTAGGGTTGTCCCACTGCGCCCGCGCCGACCTGATCCAGGGTATCTGCGGGTGCAAAAGCCTGGATGAACAACTCGGGTACGCCCACTGGAATGACCTTGGCTTTGCCGCTGGCGATAACGGTAGATCCGACACCGCGATAGCGTTCAAAGGTCACGCCGCCGAAGATCACCTGTTCGGTGGTCGAGCCGCGCAGCGCGGAAGCCTGAACCTGATTCAGGTAGGTTTCCTTGATGGTCTTGGACTCGATCAGGCCCGCCCAAAAAGTGTCGTCGCACAGCGCCAACAAGCCTGAGTAAGGAATGCCTTTCAAGGCAGACTCAATCGGCTTGATGATGTTGGTGAAGATCGCGGAGCGGATCGCGCTATCGGAAGCACCGAAAGCCACCGCCGCAGATGCCGGTGCATTACCGAAGGCATTGCTGGGGGAATTCAGCGTGGTGACGCGCAGAGCCTCATGGGTTAAATCCATGTCCCGACGCAACTTGGCGATGACTTCATCACGACGAGCAATGATGGATTCACGGGCGCCGGATACGCCAACGGCTCTGAGCCCAAGCACCTCATCGGCGTAGACGCTGCCATCCTTGCGGTAATGAGCGGTTTCAAAGGTGTGAACCTTTCTACGCTCCAGAACCTGGGCTTTGGACGGGGTGCCACGCGGCGTGGAAGTCAGCAGTTCGGCATCGTTCAGCGCCTGTTCTTCAAGGCTGAGTTTGGTGGTGCCGAGTTGACGGGTAGAGAAGATCGCCGGATCGGCCAAGCGCCCAGGAATGTAGGGGGCTTTGGCAACCGATGCGATCAGTTCGTTCGCATTAAAAAAGTCTGTGAAAAAGTCCATCGTTATTACCTCGCGATGACGTAAGCAGCGGCCAGATCGGAATAGGCTTTGGTCTTGGCAGTCGCATCAACAGCGTCAATCCACTGAAGAGCATCCTTCTTGACTTCGGCCAACCGGACAATGACGGTGGCAGACACATCGGCGCTGGAAGCGTCAACGGCCTGCATCAGGACGGCGACCGCAGTCTCCGCACCGTTCGATTTGCCGTCGTCATAGCCTTCGTACTTGCCACCAGAGGTGACCTTGCCGAGGACGGTGCCTGCGGCCAAGTTGCCTGCGCCAGACTTGACGGTGACTACTTCACGGGAGATGCTGCCATCCCCTTCAGAGAGCAGCGCCTCATAGTTGTGTTGGGATTCGGTATAGGTCGTCATTACTTAACTCCTGCAACTTGGCGGAAGATGCTCTGGGCCAGTTCGGCCGAGCGGGTTTGAGTAGCGATCTCTTCTTCGGATCGACCGGAATCGGTAGCGGAGCTATCGACCTTTTCGGACCACATCCGCAGAACGTCAGCGCGACACTCATCCAGTGAACGACCGGAGTCGATCAGCTTTTCAGCAATGTCTTCATGCAGCTTGGCCATGCGAACGGTGCTGCGGATTTCAGCCGCACGAACCCGTTCAAGGGCGATGGCTTTACGGACTTCTTCCGCGACATCAACCGCTGCGGTTTCTGTAACTTCAACAGGAGCTTCCGAAGCCTGAGTTTCCTCAGCCGGAATTTCGTTTTCTGAGGGGTCAGACATATCGTCACCTCGGGTTGTGATTGAAACGGGGTGCAGCCTGTCCTTGCTGCGGACTTGCGATGCCGCGTCAGCGGCAATGGGGACGAAGGAAATCTCCATCGGCTCCCAGTCAACCGCCCGGTAGATCGGCATCGAGCCATCCGTTGGGCGAGTCACTTCGTACTGGTGAACCTGATAGCCCACCGACACGTTGCGAATGATTCCGGCGGCGATGTCCTGCACATAGGGCAGGAGTTCTTCGCGGGTAGAGAAGCGAACCGTGGCCATGCCGGTCTCGCCTTCCAGCCACGCCCGCTCAACCACACCGATGATGTCTTCCAGTTCCTCGCACTCATGGGTGTCGAGGACCGGAGCGCCACCATTCAGGCGATCCAAGCGAACGGCGTCTGGAGAGACGACCAGTTCTTCAATGAAGGGACCGTCCATCCAGTCGTAGCGGCGAACTTGTGCGCCGGTCGTCCACACGACATCAATGGTGTTGTTGTCGCGATTGAAGGTGGCGGGCATCGGTGCCGCTCGGACGGACATCAAAGGCATCTGTGCTTCTCTCAGCATTTCGGCTTTAGCCATCGGTGTTGTCTCCTGGGACGGGTGCCGCCGGATCGGTAGCGTCCTCAACCGGAGCGGCTACCTTGCTGTCATTGCGATAATCGCTCTCCACCTTGATGCCGAGGCCGTCGAGAATGGCGAGGTATTCGGCCTGCTCAGTAGCGACCGCCACGGGGTCATAGCCCTGACGGCGAATGGCTTCTGGCAACGTGATAAAGCCGTTACGCACGGCGCTGGCAAGGGACTCAAACTCGCGGCTCGGGTCTACAACAGTCCTGGCGGGGGGCGTCCACTCATCGGTGATATCTGCGATGCCCATGCCGGTTTGAATTTCGACGGCATCGAGAAACCACTGGAATACCCGGTGGCAAAAACGCGGGATGAACAACTGCCAGAGATAGCCATCGATGGCCCGCCCCATTTCCTGGGCACCCATACGGGCGCTGCTGAAATTCACCGAGGACAAATCGCCGGTCAGTGTTTCGTAAGTAATGCCGAGGCCGGCTGCGACACGGCGCAGGCAGCTATCCCGATACGCCGGGTCTTCACCCGCTGGCGGAGGGGAGTTGAATTCGATCTGACTGCCAGGGCGCAGCGCGTACATGGTTCCCGGCTGAAGGTCGGGAAGCTGTTCGCTGAGTTCCGCCTCAAAATCGTTGGGGTTGTCGGAGATCAGGAAGCCGCACATGAGATTGGCCAGCTTCTGGCGTACCAGATAGGCATCCTCATACTGGGCAAGCTCTTTGAGCGTGACGGTGACAGGGGCAAACCAACTGACGCCGCGCTCCTGCCCTGGTCTGTCCTTGCGGAACAGATGGATGATTTCATCCGCCGGTACACGAACAAACTCCGCCGGGTTGAGGTAGGCCAAAGGGCTACCCGGATGCCGCTTCAGTAAGTAGTAAGCGACCCGGCGGCCAAGCTGATCGAACTCAATGCCGCGCAGAACTGTGTTGCCGTTGGGCAGTTGCTGATCCAGTTCCAGCGTGTCCGCGATCATGTCGCACTCGATCACCTGCAACTGGATCGGCACAGGGAGCTTGTCTTCAGGCCGACGCGGGCGCAGGCGAATCAGAACTTCGCCGCTCTCGATCATGGCCCGCATGGCCAGTGCCTGAAGGTGATACAGGTCACCAATGCCGTCTGCATCGCAAGCCGAGGTTTCGGCCCACTGTTCCCAGAGCTTTTGCGCCTGGGCCATGCGGGTCTTGGATTTGCAATGTAGCTGGCAACGAATGCCAAAGCCGATGGAATTCGAGACGAGGCTGTTCAGCCCTTTCGCCGCCCACGGATTGTCGCGGACCAGCGAACGCGCTCTGTCCCGAATGGTGCCTGGGTCGTGAATGGCGCTGGTGCCATCGGTGACCGGGGCATACCAGTTCTTCATCCGAGAAGAGTGGCTGGCGGCTTCATACCGGCGCTGCTGCGGCGGCTGTTCGGGCGCTACAGCAGCGGAGGCTTTGGCGAAGAAGTCGAGTACGGCGCTCATAGGCCGGTCTTCGTCGTCGGCACCCAGGCTCTGCCTCGGGCGGTAGAGACGGTGGCTATGCCCAGCTCTGACGCAATCATGTTGCGTAACGCGATCAGGTCGCTCATCTTTTGATAAACGACGATGCGATTGTCGATCTCAACGCGCAACGTGCCGGAGGCGATTGCCGCTTCGATGGACTCAAGCTGTGCGAGGGTATAAGCCATACTCGGCTTTGTACGCGCCTCGCAAGAACAAAATAAGGCCGAAAATGTTCCTATAAGTAACTGGAACTGCTGGAGATTCTTCTTACGTGCTGCGGCGTTATGCCGAGTTTTTTGGCGATATCTTTGGTCGCCACCCCTTCCGCTTTTAGCAGCTTGACCACTTCATCGCGGCGGTCTTTGCATTTGGTAGCGATATACACCCGGTCGCCGCCGTGCGTGTGCCGCCAGTGATCGATGGTTTCAAACAGGCGCGGCCACTCTTCAGGCGGGACGACCCGAGTCAGTTGCTGTTCCAGATCGGAGATCGGGTCAGACATACTTGGCGAGATTGCTGGAGAGTTTGTCGTTGGCGGCGGCCCGCAGCAGATGGCGGGTAAAGACGCCACCGAACCGCTGAGTGAAGAGCCCGGTGGCGAGGGTCTTAACGTCGATCAAACGGCGGTACGGAGTCGCTTTGACGAAGAGGAAGACGGGCTGGACAAAGCTGCCGCTGACAATGTTGTTGGTACTGTTGAAGCGTTGCCAGATGCCGGCGGGCAAAGTGGTGGGGTTGCCTTTGCCCCGGATTCGCTCAGTGCCGGGGCTAAGACCTTGCGGGCCGCCGGAGACAAAAAACTCGGTGGAGAACGCGCCACCCATCTTTTTGCCCAGCCGTTTGTTCAGCCGTTTGCGGCCTTTGTCACCCATGTTGGAGCGAACGCCCATGTCGCGCATGGCATCGAAATAGGTCAGCATCTGAATGATGAAGCCCCTTTGCGGGTTGTCGTATTGGTCCATAGGGCAACCGGAGGCCGGGACTGCGTAGTAGCCCGGTTTGATTAGCCCTTTCTTCAGCAGCAACCCTTCCATGTCCTTGTAGCGGCGAATCGTATTGCCGCCGAACTGGTGCGCCAGCGCCTTTTCGTATTTTTTGTCGCCCCAGTAACCGCTGCGGTTGGTCGAGCCTTGGCGGATCAGCGCCCAGACATCGTCATCCGGCATACTTTGAATCAGGCCGACATAGGACATGTACTGTGTGCGGAGGCTTTTTACCGGACCCGATCCGGGTGTGATCTCGCGCACTTTGCCGAGGTCTTTCAGCACGCCGATGGCTTTCATCGTCCAGGGGGTCGGCTTGTGAAAGACGGACTCCATTTCCGTGTCGATGACTTCTTTGATTTCAAAGGCCATGTCGTTGACGGTGCGTAAGGCCGCATAGCCGATTTGCCGACTGATGACTCCCGGCAACTGCTGGGCGACACTGTCAAAGTTGCTGGTCAGCTTGATGTTCCACTCGCTCATAGCACGGCGCTCGATTGACGGCGAGTGGTGCGGATGGTAGGACGAGCCGGTGCGGCGGAGGGCATGGCCTCATGCACGGGTGCGGGATCCTCTTCTTCACGTCGGGTCGGTAGGGCGCCGGTCTGCTGGGCGACGATCTTGAGGCGAACGCCGGATTGCTTGAGGGCTTCCAGTGCGGCGGTGGCGTAAACAAAACAGTCGAGCGCCTCATTGCGGGCGCCGGCCGGTTTTTTCCAAGCGCGGGTCGCCACGCCGGATTTGTTGTAGCTGGTCACGCGCTTTTCCGAGGTCAACTGGGTGAAGTAGCTGTCGGGTAGGTCCGCCGCGAAGGCGACGTAGCGAGGGCGGTCGGGATTGGTAACGGCCAGTGCCGAGCGAATCTGGTCCTTGGCGGTATCGACACCCACCAGATAGAGTCGGACGCCTTGGCTCAATTTGGTCTTAGTGACCTTACTGGGCCAGACCGGATGATTGCCGGCGCGGCCTTTGATCGGGAAGACCTTACGGCTGGCCCGACTGCGACAGAATTCATAGGCGCGTTGGGTGTGGTGGCCGCCGGTATCAAGGGCTGTGGCGCGAATCCGCAGCAGGCGCCCATCCTGCGCGGTGAACTGGCCCAGCAGCAGATCATCCAGTTCGCTCCAGATTTGCGCTTCTCCGGGGGCGCCCCAGAGTTGCAGATGATCCAGCACTCTCGCCTGCTCAGCGCCGGTCCAGCCAATCAGCGTGATCTCCAGTCGGTCGTCCTGTACGTCTACGCCAGCGGTGATGAGGGCGATGTCGGCTGGAATGGCGTGGACATCCCAGGCTTCGCGGCGGGCCATGAGGGCTTCGTGATCGACTTTCTCCCCCGTGCGGTCTTCCCAGCACTGGCCAAGCTTGGTGTTGATGAAGGACTGAAGCTTGGTGCTGTGGCCCTTGGCCTTGAGGAAGTCGCGGGCGGCATCCGACCATGAATACCAGCCGGGTGGCGAGTATAGCGATGACAGATGGAAGCCGACCATGCCGGGGTCCATGCCTTCGGCGGCGGGTGTCCATCGGCCGTTTTCCAGCATCCAGCCTTTGTGGCGTTCATCGATCAGCACGCCGCAGTGCTGACAGGTCAGTGCGGCGGACTCGGGGTCGCCCTCCGGCCAGACAATGCGCTGCCAGTCGATCATCTGGTATTCGTGGCAGTCGGGGCAAGGGACGTGGTAGTAGCGTTGGTCGGTTTCTTCAAACGCTTTCCAGATGCGCGATTCACCCTCAATCGTGGGCGTACTGCACATGAAGATTTTGCGGTTGCGCTTGAAGGTGGCGGTACGGGCAATGGCCAGTTCGATGGGATCGCCCTCGCCTTCCACATCACCCGGGTAGGCATCGACTTCGTCCAGAAACAGATAGCGGGCCGGCATGGAGCGGAGGCCGGTCGCGCTGTTAGCGCCGGTCATCACCAGGGTGCCGCCGGCAAAGTCTTTTTGCTGGAGGGTGTTGCCGGCATCGCGGGCGCGGCTGGGGGCGATGCGCTCGGCGAGGACCGGCGTCACCTCGATCATGGGTTGTACGCGCTGTTTGCTGATGCGTTTGACCATGTCGATGGTCGGCTGCACCATAAGCATGGGTGCCGGCGCGTGGTGGATGCAGTAGCCGAGCCAGTTACTGCCGGCTTCGGTGGCGCCGATCTGAGCGCCTTTTGCGAAGACCACTGTGTGGTACGGACTGCCGGTACTCAGGGCATCGAGAATGGCTTTGAGATAGGGCGTGCGGCTGGTGCGCCAAGGGCCGGGTTCGGCCGAGCCTTTACTTGGCAGAATGCGATGCGCGTCAGCCCATTCCGACACCAGCAGAACGGGTTCGGGTCGGCAAAAGCGCAGGAAGCGTTCCTGCACATTGGCAAACTCGGCTGCAAGGTCGTCAATCGTCGGCGCGACGGTATTCATCTCGGACATCCGTTACGTGTTCCAGCGCACGGCGCAATTCATTTTCGAGTGTTTGTTCAATCGTTTTTGCATTACCCTCGGCAGCAAAAATGGAAGCGAAGCGGCCCGGTATGGTCAGCAGTTGCTCCCGAAAAGCCGAGGCGGCCGTATCCAGCGCCTGGTACACGGATTCCTGAGAAAGCAGTTCGCCGCGCTTCTGTTTGTATTCGATCTCGGCCAGGTGGGCCAGGTAGCTTTCCTTTTTCGCCCGGGCTTCGGCCATATCCAGAATGGCAGCGGCTTTTTCGGTCGAGAATTCTCTGGATGCGCTGGGTGCGGCATTGGTGCCGCCTTTCTTCCTTCCGGCTCCGGGCCGTCTACCGCCCTTCCCCGTAAATACTTCCACTGAATCACCTCGCGTAGCGTTGTTCCATGCGTTCATGTTCGGTCTGGCAAAACACGCAGCGGATGGCTGTGGGGAGCGCCCGCAGGCGAATGGCCTCAATCTCTTCGCCGCAATCGACACAGTCGTAACTGGCTCGGGTAAAGGGTCGCCGAGGCGGGGTATTTTTGGCTCTCAGGGCGTCCATCATCTCGGCTTGTTCTTGAGCGCGGTCGGCATCATCGGCCATTGACGGTGGTCAGCCGGGTCAATGTCAGGTCAATCTCGCGCAGACTTTTTTGAATCTCGCGATACTGGTCATCGTGCTTATCCAGATGTTCCTT